CCTACGAGTCCATATCGGGGAGACAGAAGTTAAGTCGAAAAATATTTCTAAACGACTACCTAACTTTGCCATTGCCATCCTATTCGCCTAGGGAGAGAGACTCCTCTTTATCCGTTTCCACTCCACAACACCATCTCTATTCAAAGTGAGATGATCGTCGTGACGATGGAAGAACGGAGTATAAAGATCTCTCGGTTCATATTCCCTATTTTTCATCCTTTTCGCGAATTCAGGATATAACTGTTGCTCCATTCTGTGCAGTTGATCCCGCACCAAGCAATTCTCCAGTTTCCGTTGTAAGACGCGGAAACGAATTTTACTAAGATCAAGCTTAGTCCTTTTTCGTATTCTATTCCAAACATTGGAAGGATCCCATGGCTCCTTTTCATCAGAGTTATGGGTTTCAAAAATCCTTTCAATTGCTAGGGCACCATCCACCTTCAATCCCTCATGCTCACACCAGATCATTTCCTTTAAAAGCTCCTCTTCGGAGTCTGTTTCAAGGAAATTATTCTCTGTGAAGCCTAAATAGTCTTTCGACATATGAGAGGTCTTAATGATAGGTCGGTGTTCCATAATTGCCGTTTGGAATCTTTCACGAATTGGACTCGGTAGGCCTTGGGTGTCCTTAAACCCCCCTTTGAGTTCAGCAATCTCATCTGACTCAGCCCCCGTCCTCTTTTTCTTCTCCTGATCAGAGAATGGCTTCTTTTTCTCGCCAAAAACGAATCCCATGTTACAATATGGGATCACTTTCCACTCTAGACCATGAATAGGTTCATCGTTCATGTAAGAGTCGCTGACTCGCTTTAAGATACTGGCCTCGCCATAATATCTCTCAGGTATCAGTTCTTTTGTTGGAATTCGTTTAAAAAGAGTGCTATTAACCGTGCAAAATTCTTTGGATACATAATTCTTACCGACACTTTTCTCCAATCCAGCGTAGGTGATCACCTTTTCCCAATTAGCCTGAAGGCTCTCATTTGAGTGGAAAAGGATATCATCTCCGTTGACTAGGACTGGAAGTTCACCTATAGAAAACTCACGATTGAGTTCTTTCTCTAGACAGTGTCGGTAGATTGCTAAATTAATAAGACAAAGAATGGGAAAAGAGTATCTTGACCCCATAAGTTGTCCGTTCGTCATTTGGAACTTCTCTAATGCGGACATCTCTTCAGGACTAAGCTTTTTAAAGCCAGC